ACAAACTGATATGTTGTGGCATTACATTCTTTTTAGCTACTTCATCTATTGGGCGCAGTGTGTGTTTTGTTGGAGCCCCTGATGTAATGAATTCATCAAAGAGTCCTTCAAGTTCCCCGGCGGCATCACGTGCCTTTACTTTTAGAATTTCCTGAATGTTTAATCTTGACGGAGCCTCTACTTCAACTTTTTCTTCTTCAGGCTTATGAACCAATTTCAATAAACGGTTAATTTCGTTTGCCAATGTCAGTTCTTCATGCTCAGTTAATGACAATCCGCGTAATTCCATACGTGCTAGCCAGCATAGTGTCATCAAGAATTCATTTTCGTGAACCCTACGCATAATTTTAGAATCAACCGTTCTCTTATTGAATTCCAAATATTGAGACAATAATTCCTTAGCATCTTTCTTTCCATAGAAACGATTATACCAAGTGAAACTACGCATCAATGCTACCCTGCGTTTATCCTCATCGGGTTGTAGAACAAATAATGGTTCATCTCCATAATATTGTACATCTACATCCCTCGGATTTAATGCTTTAACTTGACTTTGGTCCTCTGAATTACGCTTACGTGTTGCCATTAGGCACTCCTTTGTATTGATTTAGCTATTATAGCATAATCCATATTTATTGTCAACCTTAGGATTTAAGCCTAGGACATTGCGATAAATACTATTATGCCAAAGCTATCCCTATACCGCCCAAATAAACAGAATGATTATCGTTTCTTTGATAGAACAATATCCGAAGAATTACGTGTTGGTGGCACAGATTTATACATTCACAAGTATTTAGGTCCTACCGACCAGGGTGCTAGTGTTGATTACACTCAACCACAATATGCATCAATGAGTCCTACTAATATTCAGGACTTATTATTCCTAGAGAATAGAGATAGAACATATGATCCAAATATCTATAGATTACGCGGACATTATAATGTACAGAATTTAGACTTTGATTTAAGTCAATTTGGTTTGTTCTTAAACAATGACATACTATTCATTACAGTTCATTATAATGATATGATTGATATTGTTGGTCGGAAACTAATGGTAGGTGATGTATTAGAATTACCGCACTTATTAGATTACAATCCATTAAAAGAAACTATACCGGTTGCATTAAAACGATTTATGCAAATCACCGATGCTAATTATGCAAGTGAAGGATTTAGTCAAACTTGGTTCCCGCATATGTGGCGCATTAAATGTGAACCACTAGTTGATAGTGAAGAATTTAGTCAGATATTACAAGAACCTATTAATCAAGATAATTATCTAGGGGTATGGGATATAACTAAACCATATCCAGAAGGATATATTATTAGTTATGGTGATAAGAATTATATTTCTATTGCCGATGTTCCTGCAGGTACTAATCCACCAAATATAACTTATTGGACATTAACAGAAGAACAGACTCTTAAAGATATTCTTTCTACATACAATCAGAATATTGCAATCAATAATGCTAACCTTGAAGAAGCAAAACGATTACTACCCAAATCTGGTTATGACAATAGTAATTTATACATTGTACCAACGTATGGTTTGTTTAGTGAAGACGGTGTTCCTTCAGGTAAATACAATCAACCGGCACCACCTGAGAATGTAGTAACTAGCGCATCAAGTTCCGGTGCACCCAATCCAATAGTAGACATTTACACAAGCACAGAGTATATGAATGACAGCCCATATCTACGCATACCGGCTGCGACAATAGCATTTATTAAATCTAATATATTAGATGTAGCGTTCCCGGGTATACCTTCTGCACCGGTTCCTACTAATGTCATTAATCAAACAATGTTGTTGTCCACAATACGATTTGCGGCACCAATGACAGATGGTGGCTCAGGTCCAGTTGAAGCAGAAACAGTGTTGACTATTGATAGTATGATGACTATCACTGGTCCATACGGTACAGCAGATAACACATACGCTACTGCTGACCAGAATCCAGAAGCACCGGGCTTTACAGGTACAGAACCTTACGGTCCTAACACAATGGACTATCGGGCAGATTGCGATCCTAGATTCCAATTCATCGCCCGCAGTAGCCCACGCACTTTTGGATATTCAACAAGTTATATGTCAGGTGACGGGCAAGCTCCAAATGGCTTCCCAACTGGTGCAGGTATTAGTTTCCCACAGAATCCACAAGTCGGTGATTATTTCTTACGAATTGATTACTTACCGCAACTGTTATATCGTTGGGACGGTCAATTGTGGGTTAGAATTAGTGAGAATGTACGAACTGAAACAGCATTAATTGATGATGATAAATCGCAGACTGCAAGTTTCATAAATAACAGCAATGTCACAGTAACCACATCAGGAACAGTAATTCCGCAGAAACAAGCATTGTCAACAATCTTGTCTATAGCACCAGATCCCTTACCACCAGTAGCATAATACAATGGCACAATTTTTTTACGATAATCAAATACGCAGATTTTTAATTCAGTTTGCAAAAATCTTTAGTTATTGGGAAGTAACTAGAGGTAAAGACCCTGCAGGTAATGAGATTCTTGTGCGTGTACCCATCATGTACGGCGACAGTAGCAGACAAGCAAGTACAATCATTGCCAACAATAGTGCAAGCAATTTGCCAAGTGCGCCTTTGATTACTTATTACATCAGTGGACTAGAGTACGACCAAAGACGCACTCAAGACCCTACATACGTAGATAGAATTAATGTTCGTCAACGCACGTTCAATACTGAAACAGGGCAATATGAAAGTGTTCAGGGGCAAGCATTTACAGTTGAAAGACTAATGCCCGTACCATATACATTGCGTGTCACTGTAGATTTTTGGACTACCAACTACCAACAAAAATTAGAGTTGATAGAACAGTTGGGTACGTTATTCAATCCATCGATGGAAATTCAATCTACCGACAATTTTATTGATTGGACTAGTTTGAGTGTCGTGTACCAAGATGGTTTAACATTTAGTAGCAGAACAATACCACAAGGTACTGCAAACCCCATCGATGTTATGTCGTGGAAGTTTTACATGCCTATCTGGTTGAGCAATGCGGCAAAACTTAAGAAGCTTGGTGTTATTGAAAAAGTTATTGCAAGTATTTTTAAGGGTAAAGCACTACAAGATATACAGGACGATGATTTATTATTGGGTACTCGTCAAAAGATTACACCATATGGATATAAAGTATTGTTGATAGGTAACAGACTTCAACTGTTACCGGCTGATAATAATAGTTTTGTAAGTAATATTGATTTGAATTATCCTGCACCGCCTGACACAAGTTTGTATTGGACAAGTTTATTAAATGTATACGGAACAATAAGACCGGGTATCAGTCAAATATGGTTACAAAATCCATATATGACCACTGACATTGTAGGAACAATTGTACCTGATCCAACTGATGATAGACTATTGATATATGATATTGATACTGACACCTTACCACAGAATACATTAAGCCCTGTTACCAGTGTGGTCAATCCATTAATATCAGGTCCCAATGCAGGGTTACCGGGCCCTATTAATGGTGTCAGATATCTGTTAGTTGAGTCTGTTGGTAGTGAGGGTAGTCCTACTGTTGCATGGGGTGAATTAATTGCCCATGCAAACGATATTGTAGAATATGATAGTGACTCTGCTTCATGGTATGTTAGTTTTGACAGCCGATTATCTACTACAGTTGAATATGTGACTAATCTAACAACAAGTATTCAATATCGTTATACCCCCGATGGTGTTTGGATGAAATCATTTGAGGGGTGGTACGATCAAGGTGATTATTCTATCGTAATCTAATACTGTGATAAATCATAGTATGAGCAATATTTCTGCAGGTGTTTTTTTCTATTCTGAAACTACTAAACGTTTCCTATACCTGTTAAGAAATGATAGCAAAAACCCTGATAACTGGGGCATACCCGGCGGTAAGATAGAATCAGATGAAACATTGCTTGAAGGATTACAGCGTGAATGCATAGAAGAAATAAACTATTTCCCAGATAATGCTAAACTAGTACCTATTCAAAAGTTTGTTAATAATACATTTACCTATCATACATTTTTTTGTAAAGTATTAGAAGAATTTACACCTGTACTAAATGATGAACATTGTGGTTATGCTTGGGTAGGCAATAAACAATATCCTAAACCATTACATCCGGGATTGTTTAACACAGTTAACTTTGATGTTGTTCAGAAGAAACTAAACGCACTTACAAAAAAAGAGACCTAAGTCTCTTTTTTTATTTTAGCAATTTTGCT